AATAATAATATACACTATCACAATGTTTTAATAATCAAAGTCGACGAAAAAAACAAGTCTTTTGAAGTTTTTAACAGTAAAAAAAACACTGTAAAGTCTATTAAAACACAAAAGCTTCATACAAACATCTATTTTAAAAATGTTAAAAGGAAATAAAATGAGAATTGGAATTACAGGTGAACAAGGTTTTATTGCAGTTAATCTTGCTAAAGAGATTGAAAACCAAGGAAACACATTTGTTTCTTTAGATAACTCAGTTTATGCAAACGAATATATGGCTTTTACTGAAAGTGATGAGGTTTGTGTATATAGAAATAGTGTAGACGATTGGGTTTCTTTATTTGATGACCTTGATTTAGACGTTATCGTTCATAATGCTGCTGTTGTAGGAACAGACGTTGTAGCGCTCAATCCAGATGAGTCTGTTATGACTAATGTTTTGGGCACAAAAAAGATCACCGAAGCTGCCAACATTTCAGGCATTACTACAGTATACACAGGAACAACAGTGATTTATGACACACTTCTATATCAAGATTGCAATATTACTGAAGAAAGCAGTATCTTTCCTAGGACAGATTACTCAGTTCAAAAGTATGCTGGTGAGATGTTTGTAAGAAACAATGCTAATGACTGGTTAGTTGTTCGGCCTCTGTTTGCTTACGGAGGAGTCGGTGATATGAATTCACTTATTGCAAAGTCTTTGTTCGCTGTAAAAAACAACATTCAAAACATAGACATGTTTCTAGACCCTGAGAAGATTAAAGACTATATGCATGTTGAAGACTTTTGTTGTAATGTGGTTAAACTTATTAATAGTAACATTAGAAATAATCACTTCAACATTACAGCTGAAAATCCTCTAAATACTACAGAGATCATATCGCTTATTGAAAAAGTAACAGGTGTAGCTTTGGATGATGTTATCAAATGGCACCCGCACACAGACTATTTAGGGAATCATAGATTAAGCAATCAAAAGTTTAAAAATCAGACAGGCATTACCAATGCTAGATCTTTAGAGGAAGGCATTATACAGTCCTGGCTATCGATTTCCTCTTCGAGCAGTGATTATAATCCACTCAAATATTTAAACGAAGCTAAAAGACTTGGCGTAGATTTAATTAAGCATTTTCCAAAGATTAGCTAAAATCATCTGATTTGCGTTGCATACTTTCTTTATCGTCATATAGTTATGACAAAAGGAGATGTGTTATGCCTAGCGTAAATTTAAATTGTCAGTCTTGTAATGAAGAGTATAAGCTTCCGCTATCAAAAGCAAAAAACTCAAAATTTTGTTCTAAATTATGTAAAGATAGAGCAAACAAAAAGTATTTGATTAAGAAGTGTGGTAGCTGTAAAGAAGACTTCAAGTCTAAAAGAGGATCCAAGTTCTGTTCAAGAGCCTGTTATCTTAAGGTTAATAAAAAAGAGAGAGTAAATTTGAGCTGCGATTATTGTGGAATTGAGTATCAAAAAGCTATTGGTAGAGAAACAATATACTGTAGTAAAGATTGTCAAAACAAAGCACAAAGTAGCGGACTACACGAAATACCTTCGTCAGGTAGATGTGGCTTTAGATATGATTTGCCAAGTAACTATTTTTTCAAGTCTTCACTTGAAGCTGACTATGCGAGATGGTGTGAAGCGACAGGCAAGGATTATATTTATGAGCATAAAACATTTACTGTGGGTTATGACGGGAGAGACAAACAGTATACTCCTGACTTTTATCATCCAGACGAAGACAGATATGTCGAACTTAAAGCAATTAGGCGAGACAAAAAGTACAATACAAACCTTTTAGCAGCTGATATTTTAAAAACAGGCGGCCTTAATATTGACGTAATGCTTATGCACGAGTTTTACACCAAAATAAAACAAAGCGGACATTACTGGTCAATTGACAATATAGAAAACAAAAACTACTTAGGAACTAGACGTTTGATTTATCTTAAGAGAAAAAATGTATAAAAAAGCAAAAGAGTTCATCTGTAAAGAAAGTATAGGATCATTATACGATTTATGCCATCACTACAGTCAACCATTTAATATCAAGACTACTTTTCTTAATTGTCTCTTGGTAAACGTTAATAACGATAAAGCAGAATTCTTAATTGAAGGATCTGTTTATAAATGCGACTTTCAAAGTAAAGATTATTGTGTATATGCAAAAAAACAAACATGAAAAAGGTTTTGCTGCGCTTATTGTTTGCATGATAGCGGCTGTCCTAGCAGGGTTAGCTTTTCTAACTATAAAGGTTGGCGGAGGTTATAAACAGCTAGCAGACGAAAGACAATATCTAGATACATGCGCTCTCTCTATAGGGATGGACATTATATACACAAATGATGTTGAAATGTTTTGCAACAATACTGAAGGTTTAGGCTGCAACCTAGATTTCGTAGATAATCAATCACAGTTTAACTGCATAGATAACGGACTAGATTGCAGTACAACGCCTTGCAAGAGAAAATTTTCCATAACAGCAGATTATATTGTAAATGGTATAGAAACTACAGATACATCTTTTGTAAAGATTGATGAGGAAAATCACGACGTGCAAAAAATTGATGCTGCTATTATTTTGTTGCTAGACTTTTCCGGGTCTATGCAAGGAAATAGAATTGCGCAATTAAAAACTGCAGTTCAAACTTTTGTTGCACAAAACTATGATTTAGACTATTCTGTAATTCTTTACAATTCTAACGTTATCAACTTTACAGAAATATCAAAAGGATTAGACCATGATCAAAGAGTACTTTCTATTGTTAATAACAACAGTCCTAGCGGAGGAACAAACTTTGTTAAACCTTTGCAAAAGTCAAAAGAGCTAATTGATAGAACAGACAACGAAGCATATTACATAATAATGGTTTCAGATGGAAGTCCAAACGAAGGAGGCTCTGAATCAATCAATTATGTTCGGAGCGTCCTAAGAAATAGTAATATAAATGATTGTTATTACTCTACTTCAAACAGCCCATGTATTACTGTGTATTCGCTTGCAGTCGACAACGCTGATACGGGTGTATTAAATCAAATAAGCGGAAATGCAATTAATCAAAATCCGGGCGAATATTCGTTTTCCATAAATGCAAATCAAGTACTAGCAGCTTTCTCAGCTATTGTTGCTGAAATTGTCTGTAGAATTGGGCCAGTTTCTTCATCTAATGACTTACATATATTTAACAATACAACAAAATTAAGAAAAGATATAGACTTTGTTTATGATAGCTTGTTTAACATTGTAAAGTTTTATGACATCCTGCCAAACAATATATGTAGTCTTATGTTAGAAAACAATACAGACATTACAATAAGAAGTGGAAGACCGAAAGTATATGCAGAATTTTAAAAGCGAAAGAATTTTGGTAAAAGGTGATCTCTTTAATTTATACTTGTGCGGCAATGTAATCAAAGAAAACTGTCTTGTACTCAGAATAATAAAAGATATGTATTTCAAGACTGATCCGGGATTAGTAACTTATGTGTTTAACAACAGGATTGAAACAGTTGATTTTGATGACTCAAGAGACATTACAGTCAGTATCTTAAATTAAATATTAATCAAGCACGAAAAAAAGGTTTGTCATGTCTAAATGTTTAATTGTATTGGATCACAGTTTTAGGCTAAATAGTCTTTTAATGAAACTAGCTTTTTCTTCATACGAAAATGTGTCTATTGTTTATCCGTCTAATTGGTATTATGATAATAGAGCTTTAAAGCTTTATTCAAGTAGTGACACTAGTCTATTTAAAGAATCAATTAACTATTTAAGTTACAAAATTTATAAAAAATTCAAATCAAAATTATTTGTTTTAAAGTCTAGAAAACCTGTAGATGAGATTGAAAATTTTTGTATACAAAACAATGTAGACATAATTCTGTATGATTTACCTTTGTCTTCTAACAAGTTGAAGTTTTCTGGAAGTGTCCAAGTAATAGAAGTTGATAGTGATAGTTATATTCCGGACTGTAATAAAATGACTGCAAAAAGTAGATGGATGTTTTGGGATAGAAATAGAATAAGTGAAAAATATGTTTCTATAAACAACATTAAAGCAAAATTTTACAGATCAATTGGGGACGAACACAAAGTCGACGTTAAGCAAGCGTTACAAACAAAAGAAAAAATTAAAAGTAAAATGCTTCGTCTGAAGAGTATTTTAGATAATTACAAAACAACTAGGAACGCAAGAGAAGGCAGCTCAAACATTTCAGCATATCTTCATCACGGAATAGTTGATGCAAGAGACTTAGTACACCTTATTCTTGCTATTGCGGGAAAAGATTTGCAGAAAGAAAATAAATATGTACCTTTCCTAAGACAACTAGCATTTAGAGAGATATCAATTAAAAAAACTAGAGACTTAAAAATAAGTCTTTACGATTCTTCTTTTAATATAGCAAATAAAATACTTGACAAAGAGTCAATAGATAATCTTAAATGTAATGAGTTTGATCCTGTTTTTACAAAAGAACAATTATTTAGTGGCAACACAGGATTTGAAAAGCTTGATAGAGAAGTCAAACTGTGCATTAAAAACAGATGGATGCCTAATAGAGCAAGAATGTGGTTTGCAGGAGAATGTTATTGGGGTCTCGGCGGAGGATTTAAGTCTTTAAGTGCACTAATAGAGTTTTTTAATTTAAACTGTGATGATGCTCAAAGTCCTAATAACGTAATAAGTTGTGTAGAATGTATGCGCCTTAAGTACGGTAAAGTTATGAAATACAATGGAAAAAGAACGTTTAGACTTTTAGAAGGCAAAGAAGTAATCAAGTAACTGATCGGTTTTGTAATACTAACTTTATAGTATACGCAACTTAGCACTTAGATTGTAAAAGGATTGTTATATCTTACTTTTCAAGATTTTTAAAGTGCTCGTATGATCTAGCAAATACCTTTCTAAGATTTTTGCAAGGCTTATATGGACTGTCATTGTTTAAGTAAGTCATTCCGTGCTTTGACATGTCAAATTCATCTGGACTAACTAAGTCATCGTCGTCTACATCAATGTATGTATCTTCGTCATTGCTCCATAAATTAAAAGTAAAAATCTTCAAAATATTTGCTTCTTCTTCTAAAGATAAATTTGCAGCCGCTAAATGTTCAGAAGTAATATTACCTTCTTCTGATATGTTATACATTATACTATTTGCAATCTGTCTTAGTCTACCTACGTTGCTATCCATAGAATCACCATAATAGTCTTCTTGAACAGGAATATTAGAAATTTGTTTTAAAACAGGCGACAACTTAGACAGCACATATTTGATTTCTTTGTCGCTAGCATGAGGATTAGACAAGATCATGTAAAGACTTTCAATTGCATTGGCTCTTATGCTGCTACTAAGATCAGTAGTCTCTTTACTATCTAAGTTATATTCTTTTATTGCATGCTGCAAAGCAACGTCAGACATTGGTGCTTTGTTATTATTACTTAGACCAGATCTTCGATATCCAAATTTGCTAGCAATTAATTGTGCAACTTCTCTTTCAAGAAAACTAGATCTAACTAGTACTTTTAAAACAAATTGTTGTCCAGCTTGTATTTTTGGTTTTTTGGTTTTTTCTATTATTTCAATTTTATCTTCTTTTAGTAAAGCAGGACTGGTCAAGAAATTGTTTAAAAACGTAGAATAGCTATGATTATTTTCGTCTTCAATTTCTTGTAATGTCTTGTTTAAGTTAGGTCTAGTATATTTTGTGTATAATTCTTTAGAAATATGTGCTGGCAAGTTTTTATTTCGAACTAACTGCATCATAAAAGAAAAGCAAGTACTTTTACTAAATTCTTCATTAGGCTCTTGTGCTATGTCAAAGATTTTTTCTAAAACACTCGGGTTTTTATTTTGATGTGCAAAATTATTTATAAAACCAGCAAGCGGTTCACCTATAGATTGCTTGTGTTTAAAGACAGTATTAAAAGATTCTAAGTTTAAGTTTTTGTAATCTAGGACTCGTCTTGATTTAGCTGCGTCATTCGATATGTCCCATGTTATAATATCATTATCGATTAAATCATTGAGTATCTGATAAAACTTCTGTTTTAAGTCTAAATCATCAAATTCTAAAAAGTTTTTAAAGATATTTTTAAAAGTACCGACAAGTTTAATTGTGTCACCTGAAAAGTCAAAAGAAACTGTTTGATCGGGCTCATTGCTGTGAACAGTTTCTGTACCAAGATCAGAAATTCCTGTAAGACCGATTGCCTTTAAAAGAAGAGAATAATATTGTCCTCTTTGAGTGTTTAAGACTCTTGAAATACTTTCAGCAATATACTCAACTGAGCTTTTTAAAATTCTAAATAGCACAAACTGTTTTGTAACTTTAGCGTCTTGAATTCCTCTAATGCCTTGATTTCTTATTTTTTTGTTTATGATATTAAAAATAGATACAGCAATTTCGCGCTTATACTCTTCAATAAAACTTTTTGTAACTTCTGAATTGTTGTTTGTCTTGATAACAAAATCTTTGTATTTTTTAAAAATGTCATTCAATTGCACGATATTAGATTCTTCATCGACTTGATAATCGCTTTGAGACAATCGTGAAATATCAGACAAAATTGATGCACTATACTGATCTAATGTTTCGCTTGTAATTTCTACAGGATTATTGCCTGTCTTTAACAGGTTTGAAGCAATCCTAATACATTCAGTAATGTCATTAATGATTTTCTGTTTAGAGGTATATCTTCCTAGAATATTATAATTTTTATTGTTAGTTTTTGATAAATTTGCAGTTCTTGAATTATCTAGTTTGTAGACATGAAAAAAGCCGTAATTTGTTGCAAAACCTGCATTTGTTGGCATTCCAGTGTTAACTAGATTTTCCACGTTGACTTTGTCTAGAGGATATCCATATATACCATGAG